TGGGCCTCGGCCTTGTTTATTTCGATCTGACCCATGTTGGCTTCATGCATTTGCTTTTCAGCCATCGTGGCGATTTCGTGAGCCAGTTTGTTCTTCTGGTCTTTGTCTTCGATAAACTTGTCCAGAAGTCCTGTGACTGGTCCAATCAGTGCTTGAATCATAGTCTTGTCCCGTTCAGTGCTACACAGTTAAATGATCTAGGCATAATCTTGCCTTTATTATATTGGGCAATGTCGTTACCCATATCATACGCCCTGCTGATACATCTCTCTTTTGTCTCATATGGGCCTCTTGTATCATGATAGTGATAGCAGTTTTCAGGTACAGCGACACTGCAAGCAATGACTAGAACCTTAAACATTACATACAAAGATCTTCATATTTAGTTGTGTATTTCCTGTGCTCGGACATATCATCAACTCTGTATGACCAGATCTTCTTCAGCCATCTAATCATTGTCTGCGGTTCCTTGCCAAGTCAGCCTGCGTGTTTATGCGGTATACGTTGACATCGTTTCTTTGGTCAGCAATGTCACGCTGCACAGACATACGCTGTTGTGCTAGCTGCATAGCCTGAGTGATCTTGGCCTGATCTATCTGGTAGTCCATCGCATCGTTGTTCATCTTGCGCTGGATTTCCATCGCATCGTTCTGCAACTCCTGCTGACGGATCGCCACCAGCGGATCTCCCTGCTGTGCAGGCATCAACATAGGTGCAAGCTGTTCCAGTGTTTCTGCAATCTGCTGTGCAACCATAGCTTCCACCACATTTGGGTCAATCTGCGGAATAGGTTCGCCTGCGGCTTGTGCCTGCTCAACGCCTTTTCTAAATACTTCTTGCACAATATCACGCGCAAACATAGAAACGTGATCCTGCACATGTGACTGCAACGCCAAGAAAGCCTGTGGGTTTGCTGCTAGTGCAGGTGACTGCAACAGCGCCGCGTGTACACGGATGTGTGCGCGGTGATCCTGCTGCGGGAATGCCTGCGGCGGCTTGCCCTTCATAGCTTCTGAGTTTTCTGTTGCCGGATCTTTTGGTGCAGGTGGCTGCGGCGGCGGCAAAATGCTGTCAATGTTCTTGACATCCAGCGCATCATACATCCGGCGATAGGCTTCATACAGATTGTGCATCTGCGGGGCGGCCTGTGCCAGTTGCAGTTGTGTCTGCGCCAGTGACAGGCGCTGCGCCATAGAAAAGATCGACGGGTCAGAGACGGGAAGAATATCTACACGCCCGTCGAAATCCTGCGCCATTATCATTGGGTCAACATTTGCCCCAACGGGATAGGGATAAGGCATAGGATTGTTAGCAAAGATCTGCGATAGCATCCTGAACTCTGACTTTTGTGCATAGTGCAGGCGCTTGTGTATGCTTGATATAACCTTTGAACCCTGTTCAATCAGGGCCACTGTTGTTCCCACGGGAGCCTGTGAGTTGACATCTGCGACCTTTGTGTCTGCAACTTGTGCAAATCGTCTACCCGAATCAACGACCACCCCGAGTAATTGAGCCAACGTACCAGAAGGCTCCTTGTATGGGAGTGGCATAAGAGCATTGCGAATATCACCGCCGGGGACATCAAGATCGCGGAACTCGCCCGGATTAACAGGGTCATCGCTGTTTCTGATGCGGACACCACGCGCTTTGAAACCGCCCGGTAGATTCGACAAAGTACCCGCATCGATAAGCTGGCGTAGTATTGAAGTCGCTGCACGGCTCAAGCCCCCTATCATGTGCAACAGGCCAAAGCCATAAAAGCCCAGACCCGGCAAAAACTTGTAGTGTACAAAGTAATCGCGCTTGCGGCGCATCGGATCGTCTTCACGATAGTTGCGTACTACCGAAAGAATCTTTCCCGAATCTGCGTCCATAGTGACGATATACGGCAGTTTGATACCTGTTGGCTCACCTGACTGATCCATGTCTTCAAACCCGTCAAGGTCAAGATCAACATGGACTTCATATAATGTAACCAGTTCATCAGAGTAACCCGGACGCAATCCTTGAATTTCGTCAGCTTTTCCACGGACTGTTGTATCGCTTTCGTCAACTTCGCTTGGAGACAAGTCAACATCTTTATATATCCCCGCAACTTGTAGCTTCCGTATATCATTCTCTGTCATACGGAAGACGTGTGTGTAACGCTCCGCAGTGCGTAAATCAGAAGCAGCATACGGAACAACCAAATCTTCAGCAGGCACAAACTTCGACACCGCACGTTGCTTGGTCTCATCAAAGTACACCTTCTTGAAGGTAGATCCAGTAATCGGCAAATAGAACAACATCTGATCAGTGTCCTGATCAAACTCTTCCATCACCTCAGTAATCTGGTAATTCATGTAATCCTTGACACGCTGGGCCTGATCTTCCAACTCGCGTGTCTGCGCCCCTAGTATCTGTGTCTTTACAGGACCGCCCGGTGGCAGCATCTCACGATACGCTTGTGCCTGAAACTGCGTTACAGCTTCCGACAACAACGGATGTGTCACACCAGACGCACCCATGAATGGCTCGTTGCGCTCTTCATAGTTGATGCCAAGCAGACCCAGCCCCTTCGCAATGGCTGACTCCCAATCTTCACGCGACGACTTATCTTCATCGATCTTAGTTCCAAGGTCCGAGGACAGAGTGCCAAGAACCGAATCGTCCAAGATCTCTGCTAAGTTGGCATTATGATCATAGACCTCTGCCTCTACTTCCATAGCCATCTCTTCTGCACCAACTAACTCAATGTTGGGTGGAAGATCTGGTAAGTCCGTATTCGGTACTTGAACCTCGGTCATTGCCTGTTCGTCAGTCATGCCGGGACCGCCGGGTCCCATAGCCATGTCAACCATCTGTGGTGGTAATGCCATTAAAATGTTCCCTTAAATGTGCCGCCACGGGCTTTCATTATTGCTTTACCATTAAAGCCACCCTTTGCCAATCTACGAGCAAACGGATTAGGACCAGTTAAACCCATAGCTGCTCTAACAGCGCTACGGCCCCCACCACCCTTTCCGGGTTGATTTGCCTTACCTGCCATAGAAGCACGGGCAGTTGTTTCAGCTTTTTGCCTGTCAGCAATGGCTTTAAGTCTTGCTAGATCAGACTCTCTTTCACCCTTGATCTTACCAGTAGCTACATTTTTGTCTCTAACTGGGGGTTTCCTTCTTCTGCTTCTTTCATCTCTTCGCTCTGCTGGACTAGCACTAGCGTCTCTGTACGCTTCTTCCTGTTTTAGACGAGCATCTACAGACCTTGTTGTCGTGCGGTTTCTTCTATCTTCTTCAGAATCGTACAGCGGCTTACGTTTGTTTTTTTCATTTCCCATCAGAACACACCCTTAAATCTCTGTGGACGTGCAATAGGGCTAAAGCCCTTGACCATGCCACCGTTTGTTTTCTTGACAAGTTTAGATAGTGTCTTTGCTTGACTAGCATGCGCCTTCGATGCCTTTTCAAGTTTTTTGACTACCTTCTTAACCTTTGTCTTAGATTTTCCAGTTATCATTACAACACTTCCCTAGCCATAGCGCCAATGCCAGATCTTACCATACCACCAGCCGCACGTCTAATGGGACGTTGTGCTGCTTCTTTGGTTACAGGGTCTGTAAAGTCAACTATACGAAGTGGTGTTGCATAATCAGTGGCTAGCTCATCCTTCTTTTGTGCTATCTCAGATTGAATATTGTTAATCAAAGCATCTGCTTCAACTAACAATCTATTAGCTTCGGAAAGCTCATTAACAACTCTTTGACTTTCTGACTCAACCATGTTCCCGTCTGTGCCAGTACGCATGATACGTCTACGATTGCCGTCAGCGTCAACTCTATATTCGTTAGGATCGTTCTTTAACTCTTCAAGTCGTGCTTCAAGTCTGTTTACCTCTTTCTGTGCAGCATTTTTGGCCTGCTGTCGTTCAGTCAAAATATCCTGTAAAGGTTGTAGCTGTTCAGCTACATCCGCATCGTTTGGATCAATGCCCCGGACAGTGAACTCTGACTTATTATCACCTGTAGCCAGATTCACAAAGTTAATCGGGTTTGGATCTTGGCTGTTGTTGCGTAACTCAACCCTACCACCAGCATTTGAAAAACCTTTGAGCGCCTTGTCTACCGCGCTTCCGTAGTTTTTCTGGAAAGCCGGGTTCTCGGATCTGCCGGGTGCTGTAGATAGATACTTCGCATCAGGGAATATAACACCGTCCAAGCCAAGCTGTTCAGCTTGTTTGATTGCTGATCTAGTAGCAAACTCATAGAACTGTGAGTCAGCTTTACTGGTGGCGTATGGCGTTGGTGCCTGAAACCCTCTGCTGCCGCCTGTATCTATCGCGTCTTTGGCTACCTTTTGTAGCTGCTGTAATATTTCACCGTCTAAATTTTGTCGCTGCACAGCGTTCTTAAAATCTTGGGCTGCTTGAGTTACTTCCGGCAGTATCCTATCTGCTTCATCTGTGGCGTCTGCAATCTTAGCTAAGATGTTGTTACGCTCTGCGTTAACAAAGACTGATGGAGCGTGTTCAACCACATCTTCTATGCCCTCTAAAAATGCACTTTCGGGTGTGAAAATATCTTCATACCCTGTTTGTCCAACTACTTCATCCTGCACGTCGTCATATGCGGGTAGAAACTTTTTCTTGAAGAAGTCAGGGCCAAGTTCTTTTTCTATGTGTTCTACCGCTCTTTCTTTGATTTCCTGAAACTCTTGTGTTGTGCGGTAAGGTGAGTTCCTAGAGACTCTTTGCTCCAACTGTGCTTCCAAAACATCTGTAATATCTTTTGGTAGACTTTCTACAGCTTTAATAAATTCTTCTGAGTCATATACAATTTTAGCTGCTGCCGTCCTTAAATACTCTTGACCGCCGTCCTGAACATAGGCGCGTAGTTTTGGTATGAACTCATTAATGTCACCATCGGTATCCCGAAAAGCATCCAACACTTGACTCATAAGTTCGTCGCCACTTTTAGTAGACACGCTGCCGCCGTAACCAACTTGTGCATCAATAGACGCATACATCTGGTCTCTTGCTGCATCAAGAAAATCTTCGCTTCTCAACATAGCACCTGCATCCTGATCGTAGTCACGCAGGTAATTGTAAATTGCTGCAAGCACATCATCGTTTTGCTCAAGATCATTTACGAAAGCCATGCCGTGTTTGTATACAGCGGTAATTTCATTATCCGTAGCTAATGAATAAGTAGGCGTAGCTTTTAGAACTGGATCTTCTTTGAGCCGATCAGCTTGGGCTTGATATTCTTTTATCTGCTTGGTCAATGTTTCATTACGCTTCAGGATCTCTGGCTTCATAGAGTCCAGCTTCAGCATCTTTTCGTGCACTTCGTTTGTGTACGGTATCTTCACACGGTTTGCTGGACTGTAAGCGTTGAGTCTGTCTTCTAGCGTCTTAACGTAACCAGCGCCAACTTTTGAACCACTAGAAATGTTTGACACTGCATTTGAC